TACTGTATAATTGTCGGCGTCATCGCTTGTAACCGTCATTTTGATTATGAAGTCGCCCGCATCACCACTATCGCCCTTTTCGCCGCGTGAGGGCTTACCCGTATCGGTATCGCCTAAATACCAGTTACCATTTTCGCCAATGTGTGGGGTTATACCGGGATCTCCTTTGTCGCCCTTTAAAAGAGCTTCGGAAAAAGAAAGAGAAGCGTTGTTCTTTTGAAATTCAATCATTCCTGCGCCTCCTTAAACCACATAAATTCTTGCTTTAAAGTTTATATCTTCGCCATTGTGAGCTATTGTGTAGAAGTAACGGGCGCGCGCTTTGTGGGGAGGAAAAGTAAACTTAAATTCCCATCTCTCCGCATCTGTATAGTAAGTCCCGCCTACTTCCTCTATAAGTGCGCCGCCTTCGTCAAAAATACGAAGCGCGCAACCATCCGTTATAGTCGTTCCATCAGTGTCTCGTATCGTTGCGGTTATCGCCATATCTTCTCCATCCGATGCACGAACCGCGTCATATAAATATTCAATCACTTAGTATCTACCTCCTTCTACATTTAAATACCAAGACTTGCTTTGTTTACCGTCTTTAGCCTTGTAGTCGTATAAATATCGCTATACCCATATCTGCAAGCATCTATGGCGTGACTCCATTCATGGGTTGTATTGTCGGTGTATTCACCAGTTTGTTTTGACTTGATATAAGAGAAGTTCTCAAGTTCGGTTATAAAGTTCTTGCACTTTGGGCTTACCACAATAAGGTTATCTTGAAGGAACATTAAGCCCGCTTTAACGCTGCCCGCGCCCTTCTTACAAGCTTCTGCGCGGAGTCCTTCTTGACGAAAATAGTCAATGCTGCGCGCTTCGGCGGAGTCAACAAAAACCTTTGTTTTAGCCAGTCCCATATCACGAATTGCGCCCGCCAGTTCTCCAAGTTGGCAACCGCTTTTATAAAATTCGTTAAAGACATAGATGGTTTTGTTCTCTCTGTCGTAGAGAGTATCGATGATTGCGGACTTATCAACAAAACCGATATCCATGCCCGCGCGGCGCTCAAGTGTGCGCGCAAGCTCCATCTCGTTGAAGTCCTCTACTCGCCAGTTGGTGATTACGAGTCCCTCTGGGTTAACGCCGTATTCACCATAGTAATATACGCGCGCCTTAGCTGGGTTTCTAATCTTCATATCCTCCATAGCATCAATATACGATTGTGAAATAAAAGGATTATCCTTAAAAGTAAAGTGTAGTTTAATACTATCTTTAGGAGGATTAACCTCTACAAAGTCATAAATCCAAGAGTTTTTACTAATAGGATTCCAACTCATAATAATTTGTTGATTTTCGTTCTTCGCGCGCATACGCAAGTTAATTTGCTCTACAATCTCTTTTGGCACTTCAAAAGCTTCTTCTATCCAAAAACAGCCAACATTATTAATGGAAAGTAGCTTCTGCTCGTCATCCAAACCCAAGTGAATTATCTTGCTTCCGTTAGGGAACTCAATACTCATGTCGGTTTCTTTAATCTTGACATAGGAAGTAAGCTTCCATTTAGCCAAAATCTCCTTAAATAAAGAAAAGCAGCTATTACGCAATGTAGAACCATAACGGCGGCAAACCGCAATAGTTATTTTTTCGCGGCAGGCTCTAATAATTAGCTTTTGAGTAATGCTATAACTCTTAGAGGAAGCCGCGCCGCCATACCAAAATTCCCATCGGTGAGAGTAGTCAAAAATATAGGGATAAGCCTTTGGGGTAAATATTTTTTTATTTAAGTTAAGTTGTATATTCAATTATTATTACCTTCCCAATATTGCCAATGATAACCGCCGCAAGTTTTTCTTTTTCCATTACATACTTCTCCGATATGTCCAGCGCTTATTTTTTTCGCGGCTGCGGCTTCCTTAATAGAGTTAAAACACTCTCCAGTTTCAACACATTTTATTTTTTTGCTGATTTTCTCTAAACGCTCTTTTTGGTTAAGGTTGCTTTGATGTGTTATCCACTCTAAATTATCTGCACAATTATTCAGTGGATTTGCATCAATATGATGAACTTCTGGGTAGTTGTGCGGATTATCTTTAAAAGCAAGAGCGACTAATCTATGTATATATTCTTTCTTGCTCTTCCCGTTCTTCGCCTTTAAGTGCAAAGAGTAATACCCGCTATTTTCTAAGTATGGAGTCATGTATGTTTGTTTAGCTACGCTCCACACTCTCCCTTGGTTCGATACTTGATATTTTCCTTCGTAACCTTTACAATCTTTCCAGATTTCATAATTGTCCATTTATCACTACCTTCCTTGGCTTCCGCCGTTTATTTTTTTTAATTATTCTTCTACGTTTATTGTAATAGAATTCTGAACTTCCGCTTGGATTTTCTGAACTGGCGCGTATCCAAGGCTGTCGAGTATGTATTTTGCCGCCTTAAAATCACCATCGCGCGCGAGCTGCTCGATAGTAGCTTGAGCCATTAGCTCATTATCTTTCCACTTCTCTTGTAGTCTTTTTGAAAGATACTCCTTGAACTTCGGTTGTCTGCGCCATGCAGAGTAAGTGTTATTGCTGAGTCCATATTCTTTGCAAAGCTCCTTACCAGTTTTAAGCGGGTTAGCTATCATAAACTCAATAAAGTCCATTTGACGAGTGGTTATATGATTTTCTGCCATGTTTTTCTACCTCCTTTCTTCTATGTTAGAAAAAAGCGTAAGCTATTGCCTACGCTTTTATGCACTATGCGGCGTATTCGAGCACACCAAACAAACCGCCTTCTTTCTCAATTAACGATAAGGGTAAGAGATAACAGTAAGTTATCTGTTCGGGATGGTTTATCTCTTTTGCGCGCCCGAATCGATATAAGCTTCGAAGCGTTTTAAAGTCGATGAAGTATATCTTTTTTTCGCTCTCGGAAACGATACAGTATACTTCGTAGTCTGAATACATATTGCCTTTTACTTTTGTGTTTTCTCGTTTATAGTAAACTGCTTCCTCGCAAAGTATGTTATGGGTTTCTCCTATGCGCGAGTCGTTCTTAACTTCAATATAGAAAAGGCTTCCATCTTGCGCGCGGGCCTCAATGTCTCCTTTGTGGTAGAATTGCGGATCGTCTCCAACCTCGCGGAAAGTATATTTGGTTGTAGAGGAAGAAAGTAAAGAACAAACTAAATGTTCGGCTTTCTTTCCCTCGTTTAAGTCATAGTAGAATGTTGATACCATTGTTCTCCCTTCTTGTTTTGGTTTTTGGTTTTGGTGCGGGCGTTAGCGGTATGAACTAACGCCCGCTATATGAAGGAAGCTATTGAGGGAATTTTATAATGGCTTTTTTCCCTTTCACTTCCAAGTAGAGTTTTGCAGCTTAGTGTATATTTTTTTCGTCCAAAATTGGGATTCGCAGAAATTTTCACGAGCTTCGATTCTCTTTATTTTGTAGTTTGAATAATCTCTCATTAGGCGTTTGAATTCGATAGTCCTATCCATGGATTCGTTCATTCTGTCTAAGGATTTACCAATTTCGTCTATGGATTCATCAATCTCGTCCATGGATTCGTGAATCTCGTCTGCCTGCGCGCAGCTTTCGTCCAGACTTTTGTCGAGCTCGGCGCCGCTCTCATCGATTTTGCGAAAGTAGTTAGACATGAGCTTATCCATTTTTCGAGTGTGGAAAATTGCAAGTGGTAGAGCTGCGGCTAAAGCGACAAAAAAATAAAGGACGAATGTTATTATGAGTTCTATTATTGTTGACATGGTTAAAACCTCCATAAAATTTGAGTTAGATTACAATGCGCGCGGCCTTGTATAAACCGTATCACATAACCCTCGCGCGCCTTGTGGGTTAGTGGGTAAGCGAATATTTAGATTTCAAGTATGTTGTTTACGATGTGCTCTGCTTCTTCGTGGGAGAAGTCAAGAGATTCGATATACTCAATGCGCTCCTGCGCGGACATTGCGCGGAAATTCCAGCACATTCTATCAAGCCACTTCTTTTCTTTTCGGACATATCCATCACATCCTACTTCGTCATAAAGATAAGAGAAGTCCTTCTCATTATCATTTTTCTTTTCATTGTCATTTACATTTACATTTACATTATCATTAAGGTTTTTTGGGTTTTTTTGCTTTTCCTTTTCCTTTTCCTTTTCCTTAACATTATCATTATCATTTACATTTACATTATCATTATCATTATATTGGGGTTTCTTAGGGTTTTTTAGGGTTTTTAGGGTTTTCATAGAAGCGCTATAAATGTTTGGAAATTCTGCTTTCATTACTTTTATTCTGTATTCAACTGTTTTTAAGCTTACTCCTAATGTGTCCGCAATAACTTGTTGCGTTACTCCATTCTCAAGCATGCCCGCTATTTCTCTTAGTTGTAATTTTTCTATTCTTTTTTCTTCCTCTGACTTAACTTTATTACAATATGCTTTATTACTTTTCTCTGCCGTGTATTCTCTATTTTTTAATAAGCGGCGTATCTCCTTATCATCTGTCTCGAACTTGCCGCCAAGCCCTAAGATAGTAACTCCGAACATTAACTCAAGGGCTTTTTCGACTTCTCCATCTTCATACAAGTCAATGGCATTCTCGAAGTCTACTAAGTTTATAAGCGCGGTATCTTTTATTCGGTTTTCAATATCATATTTCATAGCTTTGTCCTTCTGTCCTTTGTATTTTTTTAAAGAGAGGGTGCGGGCGGACAGTACCCTTAGGGAAAAGAGCGACTTTTCCTTCGCCCTCTCGATATTAAGTGGATTTTCTTTTAAACCACTAAAGAAAACGCGTCAAAATTTGGAAAAATTTTGAAATTTAAGTTTCGGCAGTGAATAGGTAATCATTCTTTCTGCTTTCACTTTCAACAAGATATCCTGCTTTTGACAACTTATCTACTGCGGTGTAGGCACTTGCATTAGATACTCCATAGGCTTCTGAGAACTCTTTTGGCATATAGTCAAACTCATATCCATTTGGCATGGAGCAAAGATAGATATAGAACTTAAAGGCTACATCTCCTCTTATATTGCGCGCGGCAGCACTAAGTTTCTCTATCGAGATATAAGAGTTGTCTTGTTGGTTTATTGCATTCTGTTTAATAATGATGTGCGCCATTGTTGATTCCTCCATTAATTTTCTTTGGCTTATGACGGCGGCAAGCGAGCCTCAAGCGAGCGCAGTTGCCGTTTGTCTGTGGGGGCTATGTAAATAGCCCCACAGACATTCTATTTGTTTATCATTCTTATATTACTTATGTATTTTTTCACATACATCTTGTGGAAATTTACATAATATCTTGTGGAAATTTACTTGTTCTTTTTCCTTCCACTATTATGTAGGCATTTCTAACTTTCTCTTTATAAATCTCGTCCAAATTTCAGAAAAAAACGAATTTTCACGGCGTCGATTTTCCCTATACTTACATTGCGCGCGAGCCATTCTTCATAAGATTCTGCACTAAAATAAGAAAGAACCTTCTAACCATAAAGGCTAAAAGGTTCTTTTTTCTTTTCTTTTTTTCTTTTCTTCGGACTACTCCGCGCGCGAGCTTATTTTGAGGCTTTTTTCGTATTGTTTTTCCGCTCAAAATACCGCGCGCGGATTGTCAAAAAGTTTAAGCTTTAGGGATAAGTTCGTCTATATCTTCCTTGATATCCTGTATATCTTTCTGTATTTCGTCAAGCTTAACTTCATACTTAGCTATGATTTCTGCAAACCCGGCATTGATTTCTTGACTGCGCCTAATAAAGTCCGCTAAGCTATTTTCTCTCTCTCGGCTTTCTTCCTTCGACTGCTTAAAGAAATACCATATGAACCAACCAAGCGCGAAAACACAAGCTACTGGGAAACCAAAAGATGACATAATCTCGGTAAACTGTTCCATATTCTCACCCCTTTTTATGATAGAGTTATTGAAAAACTGCCCGAAGGAACGGCAACAAAAGCGGTATTATTTTGCGCGTTTGGTATTGCCGCCTTGTATGATAAGTGAACGTAGATTCCTGTTTCTGATATTTTTGTGCCATAGGAGAACTTCGTAGAATCTGGAATTGATATACCCGATGAGCTGTCTAAGTAATTACCATTACATCTACATATTACTGTCCCGTCTACGGTTGCGCCCGTTGCTAAAATTGGCTTTGATAGAGGAATAGTAAATGTTGCCTCTTTTCCTGCCGATGTAACGAAGCCCGCCCAACAAGCATCATAATTACCAAAGGTTATTGTGTCCCCTGCTTCATAACAAAGCTTGGTATCTCCCTTGTAGTAAATTGGCACATTAAAGTTAAAATCTGTCGCGCTCCAATCGAAAATGGGAGAAGTCTTAATCTTAACTTCAGCGCTTAGTATTCCATCTGTGATTACTTCGTCCACTGCGCGGGCTTGGAATGTGTATGCTTTTTGGTAGTCCAAGCCAGTGACATCAAACTGCGCGGAGTAGGTGTTGCCGCTTATTGTGGGTGTAGCTGTTATCCAACTCACATACGCGCCATCATCAGCCTTATAACGATACTGAACGGTTAGTGTGTTTGATACCGCGCCGAAAGAGCCGTTAAAGTAGTTACCAGTAATGGAAAGTGAAACAGAACCTTCCGCGCTTGGTATGCCGCAATCTAAGCCGCAGGTAAGCGCCTTATAATCAACAAGAGTAAGTGAGGGTGTATAATATCCCCACAAGCCTCTACTATCAGACGCGCCAAGCTTAAAGTTAGCGCTGCTAACCCCTTGGACTGTTGCGGAAGCGGTTACGGAAACTACCTTATTATCAAGGTAAGCCGCGTATCCATTTATGGTTGCTCCTTTTTTTGGTTGCGCGCTTATGTTAATTTGGGCTATACTATAACCTTTTATGAACTTGCTTTCGTCCCCTGTAAGTGCAACCGCGTTTTGGTTTATATCCTTAACTGTGCCCGTAACTGTTGGCGTGCAGTTTATAATGGTAAGCTGTCTTGGCACACTGTGGCGTATTGTAGAACCATTAATCGTTGTTTGTATGAAGAAGTGTACCGTGCGCGTAGTCGAGGTAGTCGTAGCATTACGAAGCGTATTTCTTTCTGCTGTGGTAAGGTTGAAGGTATATGAAGTCCCCGTTTTTGATACTTCGCGGTATGGTATGTCGGCGGCTGAGCCAGTCAAACTTATACAAACCTCCACCTTAGTGGCGCGGTTGCCAAGAGGATTTGTATAGTTGATGGTTGGGTTGTCCTCATCATTAAAGTTTTGCGCGGCGGTAATAGTAGCTTTGCGCAGGATTGTATCTAATGTGCCTGTGCCACTTGCGCTTTGTGTGCCAATATTCGCGCCGTTAAAGTTTATACCGAACTCTTGACTAAAAGAGAAAGAAAAGGTTTTTGTGCCGTCACTGTTATGGGCTATGACTGTGCTTCCGCTTGCAAGGGTTTTGGTTGAGTTTTTGCCGATTCCGAGTGTGTTTGTGCCGCTATACTTTGTGCCATTGACGGTTACGCTCCACTTCTTACTTGCGCCCGAGCTTATAGAAGCATGTGTAGCCGTGATAAGTTGAAGCTTCCAACTAACCGTGGAGGTATTGTCGATGTCTGAAACGCTTGTGCGATTCCAACTAAATTTTAAAGTTAAGAGTCTTGCGGGAGTTATTGATTTACTGCCACTTGTAGCCATTTCTTTTCACCTCTCTTAGCTGCCAATCCAAAAGCACCCCGTTCTGTCATATTTATAGTCCTCAAAACGGCTGTTATTGCCGATTATAAGATAAGTATTAGCATGAAGGTTCTTAGCCTTTACACCTTCATTATTTGCCTGTAAGACGCTTTCTCCGCTGCGGTAGACTGTCATACCATCTTCTGTAATGGTTGTTTTCATTTCGCGCCCGCTTTTCTCAACTGTCATTCCTTCTTCATTAAAGGTAAAGCCAGTTGAAGTGGTTACTTTGTCTATGCCGTCCTGCTCGATTTCTTGCTTGAACTCAAGAATTGCTTGCTGACTTTCAAGGCGCGCGCTTGCAATTTCAGTTGTTAGGCTATCAATATCACTGTTTAGCGAGTCAACAGATTCATTAATTTGTTGTTGTTGGTTTTGAACTGTGGCATTGATTGAGTTAACATTAATGCGAAGCGCGGCTATTGCATCGGTGTTTTCGTCTGCTTGGCTTGCTACTATTTCAATTTCTTTATTAACCTTATCAACTTTAGCATAAGTTTGCTTAATACTATCACCAAGATTACTTGGCGCGCTGTTGATATCGTTTTCGTTTTCATTATCCTCATAGCTCCATTTTGTCTTTTCTGAAATGCCGCCATTGTATTCTATGGTGTCATCAAGCACATATGAAATTGCTTGGCTACCATCTTTTGTGATAAGGGCTATCTTGTCTCCAATCTCCAAAAGATAGTTGCCGTGCCAGTTACATTCAAATTGATTGAGTGTCAAACCTCCAACCGCGGCGAGGGCATTATCAAGAAGTGTTGCCCTATCTTCTCTGTTGTCCCAAAATGGGTTATCGCGGATGAACTGAGTTGAACCGCTTTCAGTTGTGGAAACGCTTAGGTTATCACCGAGTTCTGTGGCGCTAACGATTGTGCCAAGGCGCTTATTGGTTTTACTTGATAAGGTAAAGTATTTCTCCTTGTCAATCGTAAAGTCTGCATTACCATCTAAGCTTAACCGCCTAAAGCAGATTTTGTTCTCTCTTGTGATGAAGTAAATTGTCTGTGTGACTTCCGCAACAGCATCTAAAGCATCTCTTATCGTCTCTGTGCCTTCAAAGTTAGCGCCCGCCGCGTAGGAAGTATCAAAACAAGTTTCATTTTCTCCGACTCCGCGTATACTGTAACCTTTAAGCCCAAGCAACGTCGCGCAAGAGGTTATAAACTCTTTAATGGTGTAAGAGTCGGCAAGGGTAAGTTCTGAAACATTGTGCTTTGTAGCCTCATATAAAGCATCATAAGCAGTTATGGAAAGCGCATTGGTATTCTCGTCTCTGTGAACCTCAGAAACTTTGAAGCGTGGGTAAGCAAATAAAGAAGTGTTCTTCCCATCCACTAACACATCCCATATAAGGTTGATTTGATTTGCCGTAGTTACTGAGAATTGGCGGCTAACATCACGAACCTTCATATTCATTTTTTGGCATATTCCATAACCAAAAAACTTCCCTTGCCCTACTCGTTCAACCGTGAAGCTTTGAAGGTTATCAGTAGCCTTGAATGTGTATTTAGAACTTGTGCCTTCATACACATAGGCGCGCGCGGTTATATGGCGAACATCAGAATTAAGTTGGGATAGAGCGTTTTGATTTATTAGCATTTTTCTCTATCCCTCCTTATAATTCCTTAAAGGTTATTGTAAAAGCCTTATACAATGTCTTAGAATCTTGAATTGTGTAATACTCAACCTTAACATCTGAGACGACTGTATCAATAGTGGTTAGCTGTTTTGTTTGTGGGTTTAAAAAGCTTATTTGGCATTTGAAGCTGCTTAACGCTTCTTGTAAAGTTGCCATTGTAGTGCTATCCAATGGAATGATTGTTGCTTCAACGGAATGCTTTGAATTAATTAAATCAACTAAAGTATTGCCCGCCGCGTTTGTTTGCGCGTTATAGTTAAAGCTCTTATCAACCTTTAAACCGCTTACAAAGGAGGAATAATCAACTCCTTTTATTTTTAAGTAACTCATTAACTATTCCTCCTTAAACTATAACTAATGGTAAGTTGCCCGTTTGCTTAGTAAGCGCATTGATACTATCAACGCTTATTTGTCCGAAAGTCTTTCCATCTACTTGTAGGACTATGTTGCGGCCGCCACCGAGCTTGTCCGAGAGTCTATCGGCTATCTTGTCAAGCCACTGTGTATTATTCTCAAGAGGCACTATTGCTTCTGCGCCCGCTTCACCTAAACCTCCGAGTCTGCCGCCGCTTGTGAAGAGTGTTGGCTTATCAAAAACACCACCGCGCGCATACCAATCAACGGAGAATTTAGGAACTCTGGGGGGAGAAATACTAAATTCACCAGTGATTTTTAAGTGCGGCATTTTAAGTTTTGGTAAGCTCCAATTGAAGTTGAAAAAGCTTCTGATTTTATCAATCATTTCTTTCACTTTATCTTTTGCATTTTGAATAGGTGTAAGTATCTTTTGTTTAATGGCATTAAATTTTTCCGCTACACTTGATTTAATAGCCTCAACTCTGCTTGTTATTCCTTCTTTTAGGTTAGTAAAATGTTCTACTGCTTTTGTTTTCATCTCTTCAACTTTTTCTGCGATACTGTTAGCTACCTTTATTACTACGGCTTTTATCTCGTCCCAATGCTTTATGCAAAGCACTATAATTGCTATAACCGCGGAAATAGCAGCCACAATAGCAATATAAGGAGCTATTGCTACAGTCATAGCTGCTGCCTGTGCTAACTGGGCTGCAATAAGCCCTCCAAGAGTTGTAACCTGTGCTGCATCCATAGCGGCTTTAACAGCAGCAACAGCGTTATATAAACCAATAGCCGCAACTATCCCGCCAATAATACCAGCCATTACAGCCAAAATAGCTTTATGCTCTAATAGAAATTTTAGAGCTTCACCAAGTTTTTCAGCTACAACTCCAAGTACCTCTTGTATTTTAGGCAAGTAATTCTCTGCAAATGATTGAATATATGGAGTAATAGCAGCAAGTACATCTGCCCCAAGAGTTGTTAGCATAGCTATAATTGGCGCGGCAACTTCACCTAATTTAGCCATTGCTTCATTTAATTTAGCCTGAGCTTCATTCTGAGCCAAAATTGCAGCGTTATTCTTTTCATATTTAGAAGCAGCCTCATCATATAAACCACTAAGAGTTTCCCTAATTAGTTTTTCTCTTTCCGCTTCTGTATTACATGCCGCCAGCCTTTCATTAAATTCATCTTCGGACACACCAGCCCAGTTTAAAGCATCCGCCAATACACCTGTTACTTTCCCTACTTTTACTGTCTCATTTGCCGCTTCAGTCAATCCCTCAATAGGTAAACTGTTGCCATAGGTAGCCCAAACACCCTGACAAATAGTAGTCCATTGCTTCTGCTCTTTTTGATTAGTAGTTAGTTTAGCTATATGGGTTGCAGCTTCTGTTGCATTATCATTGTCACCAAGAACACGATATAAATCATTATAAGCTTCCTTGGCTTCGTTAGCAGTGCCTCCAGACGCCTCAAATGCAGAGGCTAATTGAGCTTGTGACTGCCTATATTTTTCTGTAGCCGGGCCCAAAGCAAGAAAAGCTGCACTTACTGCCGCAACAGAAGTAGCCATTACTTTTCCGCCTTTTTTAATACCTTCACTAAGCTTTTTAAAATCAGCATCTACATTTTTAGAAGCCTTAGCAACTTGATCTTTGAAACCGCTAATTTCTTTTTTTGCTTCGCTGATATTCTTTTTAAGATTACCAATCTCCGCAGAGATTATAACTTTTAATTCTTCGTTCATCGCTCCACCTCCTTCTCAAAATTTTTGTTAAAGGTTTGTGCGAATTGTTTAAACCTTAATATTGATAGTTCATCCCTTTTCTCTTGTTTCTTCTCTTCAATTTCTTTTGAATCAAATAAGGAAGGATATACTTCTGCAATTTCTGGAACAGTAACAGAAGAAGAATAGAGCCGTGATATGCTGCGCCCAATTAAATCAGCTAATATATAATCAAAGGAAGCTTTTTCTTGAGCTTGTTGTTTCTGTATGCGTTTCTTACTGGCAATAGCTCTGGTAAGCTCTGCTATTGTCATATTCCAAAAATCATACTCTGATATTCCATAATCAAGCGCATTATCTAACCATTTATAAATGTAATTACTAAAAAGAAACGGAGACGGAGGGTGCATTTCCACATCTCCGTTAATTAGTTTTTTTCAGATTCAGTCTCTTCTTCGCCTCTGATAATTCCAGAAACCTTATAGATATCTAAAATAACAGGAATAAAATCAGTTGCACTATGCCCGTCCGCTAAGTAAGCATCGAAAATGTCATAGGCATCATTTAAGTTAAGTCCGTGATTTAACTGTTGGAGTGATGCATACAGAATATTTACCATAGCGGTAATAGTGGGAATAGTATCTCCATCACCAAATATAGCAATAGGATTACAACCAAGCTGCTTTTCAAGATTGATTGTAGCTCTTGTGCTAAGTCTTAACTTATAATCTTTATCTCCTGCGCTAAAATCAACATACATCATAATAATCTCTCTCTCCTTTTAAGTTATAGTAGGGAGAGTAGGAGAGAGTGGTTTACTCTCCCTACTCCCTTATAAGGGTTAAGCCCAAACCATAGCGGAATTAGGCTTTACTGAAAGTGTATAACCAAGTGCTGCGTTGACTCCTACGCCGTCAAGCTTGACGGAAGAAGTGCCGCTAAATGTGCAAGTGGTTGTATCGGGAAGTGTTACCTTCCAAGTTGAAGCACCAGTGAGTCCTATTAAAGTCTCAAACTGGGTTTTATCATAAAGGAACTTAAAAGGAATAGAATCCCCATAGTTCTTTATGCCGTCCATATACATATGTGCCTCATCGGCAAGAGTTGTGATTTCGAGAGCTTCAGTATCGCCACCGAGATCAGGTATCTCTTGAAGGTTGGTGAGCTGCGTAAAATCTGAAGCTGCGCCTGTTTTATAGGATAAGGTAATACCCTTACTAAGAACTCCCATTTATTCATCTCTCCTTAATCAAAATTTTCTAAGGCCAAGCACTCATAAGTTAGTATCTTCTGTATCATTGTTGACGATTTGTCGTAGAGTTCGCCGCTTGATATTCTCTTGAACCCCAATGGCTTTAGGACTCTATCTATTTGTGCCGCTGTCGATTGTAGAAGGGCTATCTGATTTCCCCATACCTTGATTTGATATGTAATTCGGCTATACCCGATTGTATCCCCTGTGTCGGTTGCGGCGTTATTAAGTTCAAGATAACTTATGCAAGGCACTTTTTCTCGCGCGGTTAGTTCCATTTCATAGTGAGTGGGGAGAATGGTGTTCAAAGCACTAACCAATTCTTTACTATAATCAACCATCATTCATTACCCCCTCTTTTAGTATCTCTAATATTTTTTGTCTATTTTCATCAAGGCTTGGGCGCATAAAAGGATGCGGTTTAAGTCCGCTTGTGCTGTGCCATTTGCCTTTATCGTCTTGGTAGTTCCAAGGCACATCTTTTCTGCCGTTTCCTTTTTCCGCAAATAAGCCTGTGCCATATTCAATATATGGCGCATATTCAAGCGGCGTATATACGATACCCTCTAAGCCTTCTACTTTACTTGTGATTGAGCGGCGAAGTGCGCCAGTATCTTTTGGCGCTTTCTCCCTCGCGCTTTTTTCAACAAGTAAAACTGCCGTCTCAAGGCTTTTTTTAAGCGCGGCTTCGTCTGACATTTTATCAAGACGCGCCATTAGTTTTTCTGCGCCTTCAAATTCAACATTCATTGCGCGGAAGTCGATTGAAGAAAGACTTGTTTAAGTGTCCCGCGCGGCTGTATGTAGAGCACTTTAAGTTTTTCTTCTCCATATTGAATTATATAGGTATCATTAACATCGGAATTGGTAAGCCCAATATATGAAGCTTCACTATATGGTGAAGTATCGGAAACGGTTTGCGTAAGTATATATATTGCCATTTTGATTTTGCCTTGCGGCTTATCTGTTAGTGTTCGTTGTCCATACTCGTCATAGTCTCCAAGAAGGAAGTAGTTATAACCTCTCATATCATTATTAATCAAGCTTACCTACCTCCCTCTTAAATAACTTTGATTTTTCTTTTCCGCTTTAAGACTTCCTCTATTTCTTTTGGATAGCCATCTACATAGCTTTCGCTAACTCCACTAAAAGACTGCGCCGCAAGTCCTTCATTATTAAGCCGATTTAGCTTAATTTTGGCAATCTGAAAGGCGCAAATTTCAAGCTCATAATCAATATTACGCTGCGTGTAGGCTTCGACTTCGGCAAGTGCCATTTTCAGTGCAAGCCCAATTTGCGCCTCTGTATAATTATCTGCCGCCGCGCCCAAGAACGCTTTTAATTCATCAATCATTCTGAACGCCCCCTATTAGTTGTTTAGGAAGCGGCTTCGACTATCTTGCAAGCCTTGGTTGCATCGGTGAGCGCGCAAACATAGCAGTCACGAAGATAGATGGAGTTCTTGCGCTTATCTGCGTCTCTGTCCTGCTCAACCTCAACATCCTTCTTGAGGAAGAGGGTAACGGCTTCCTTAGTAAGAACATAAGCCTTGCCAGTAAGAGCCTTAGTAGCTACGACAGGAATGCCCGCGATAGTGCCGACTTGTCCGTTATAGACAACCTCGCCCATTCTTGCGGCCTTGTAGTCTGCGTCCTTGCGGAGAGCTGCCTTCCAAGCGTTGGGGATGATGACGAAAACGCCGCTTTCGTCCTCAACATTAAGAGCGGAGATAGCGTCAACGATAGCATCGTAGCTGATTTCCTTGCCCTTGGGGAAAGTAACTTTCTGGACGAGCTCAGTTGAACCCGAACCAGTAGTAGCGAGAGCAGCATAGAAGTCAGAAGTCATCTTGTTAGACATGACAGAAGTTGCGCCCTGTATACCCATGTCAACGATAACATTATCCTTCATAAAGTCCTCATCAAGATAGTCAAAAGCCTGCTGAACCATCTTAACGGTATAGTCCTTACCGAGATAAGCGATAGAACCACGAGAAGTATTACCTGCGCCCGCGGCAACCTCTTCTGCTGCGCCAGTATAGGTGTAAGTGTTGATTGTCTTTATCATGCCCGCTGTGCCGACAAGACTATCATCAATAGTCATCATGGAGCGCGCATTAATCTTAGTTGAAAGTATATCCTTAGCCTTAGCTTCGATAACTTTGTTAGAATATATTGTATTTCCCATTGTTAAAACCACCTTGTAAAATTATTTAATTAGTTGAAGAACCTCTTGAAAACTTCGGGTTGGTTCTTCTCAAGCTCTGAAAGCTCTGCTATTGTCATTTTGGCAACTTTTTCCTTTGTAAGCTCGCCGCCCGAGATACTATCCTTCTTGGGTGAGTTGCCCGCGAGCCTTCTATCAACTTCTGCTTTAACGGCTGCTTTGAAAAGTTTGTCAAGCTTGTCAATGTTGGCTTGGCTTGTTTCGATATCATCTGAGATAGCGATAATATCGGCAAACTCCGCGCTCAGTCCTCTTGAGCCAAGAACGCTTTTAAGTTCGCTTTTGTTCTTCTCAATTTGGAACTGTGCCAACTGTTCACGAAGCTCTGCGATTTCATTATCCTTTTCGGCTTTTTCTCTTGCGTCACCGTCAAGCTTAGAAAGTGAAAGCTGCTTTTCATATTTCTTCTGTTGGGTTGAAAGTGCTTGTGTCACGCGACGATCCGACTCGCTTTGTATAAGCGCCATAACCTCTTCTTCTGTATACGTCTTCGGTTTACTATCCTGCGCGCCCGCATTGTTATCGTTCGTGCTATCAATAGTATTTGTTTCCATAATTTCCTCTGCCATTTTTCTTTTCCTCCAAAATAAGTTATATCCTCTTTGGATATCCCTTCTAAATTTAGTTGTTTCTTTAACGTCTTACCCCTAAAAAGACTATACCACGGGCAAAATACAACAACGGCAATTTGGATGTGCGGGAATCGGAAGTGGATCGTCTATGGAATAACGCTCCTTGTGGAATCCGCCGCACACTTCACATCTTCGTTCGTCTTCATCCGCCCATATTTCAACTTGGGTAATACCACTATCCTTATACCTTTGTTGCGCGGCTTGTGTTTGAATGTGCGCTGTTTCGGTTCTTACTATGGTGTCCGCGCGGGAGTAGCTGACATTGAACCGCTCTTGTAAGAGTTGTTTAAGTTCAGTCGGCTTCTTTCCCGTGATTACACAATGCACAAGCTCATCATTAAGTGATTGTATAAGTTTATCGGTATTGTCCCAAACTCGCGCGCTAAAGTTCTTACCATCGGCAACCCATACTTCATTTATAAGTTGTTGAATTGTTGAGCTGTCGATGGTTGAGTAAGTCGAAGAAGTAGGAAGTGATATGGAATCATACACCGCGCGCCACTGTTTTTCAAACTCCTTCGACATTAAAGAAATCTGCTTATCTCCCAAGTTCTCAAGCTCTTTCCGAAGTTGCGCTTGCATCTTCCAGTATCTATCAAGCTTGTTTAAGTCGGCTACTGTTGGTTGTTTGCCGTCTGCCATGGAAGCTAAGAGTTTGTTGTAAGTAGCTTCAAAATCATTTATGGTTCTCTCCATAGCCGCCGCATAGTATTTCTTTTGCTGCGCGCGGATTGCGCGAACACTTTTATCTGTTATGCGGGCTTGACTTGAAGCCATTCTTTCTTCCCAATACTCGCTCATTTCCTTTCACTTCCTAAGTAGTTTTTGCGCTTAGTCGGTATAATCATTTGCGCCGAAGCTATAAATACTAAGCTGTTCTTGATTTTGCTTTTTGACTGCCTCAAGCTCTGCGCCGACATCCTTAATAAAAGGAAGCTGCGCAAGAAGTGTAGCATCACTAACAGTTCCTTTAAGACTGTTGACAAGATTAATTGTTTCGGTAAGGTTGACGGGAAGGTTACGAACAAAATTAATCCTAATATCGCGCCATGTTGCATCACTTGCCTTTAAGTTAAGCACATTACAAATAAGCTCAATGCGGCGCTGTAGGGCTTTGGTGAATCGTGCCACAATGCCGCTGGCTACGTTCTCGAATCCAACAAGCTTATAGGCAAGTGCTGTACCGCTCTGAGCGAGGAAGTTTTCATCTGCCATATCGGGGCAAGCAGTTACTTTGAAGATGTTCTTCTTTATGTTCTCTAATATGTTGACGATTTGTGTATCGTTGGCGTTCTTGGTAAGCCAACTTGCTTCTGCTCCTTCGGGAAGAACAAGAACACGATCCTCTTTCATTGCGTTTATATCGTCTGTTTCTGCGTCTACTCCCGTAAAGGTGAGATAAGCATCAACCCACGCATTAAAATCATCAATCTCGCTTGATTGGAGTTCATTGTAAGCATCATTCAAAGTTATAACTGAGTTGAAGATATTTTCTTCGTTCTCGTTTAAGTAGAAAACGGTAACGGGCACATCTCCGAAGTAGTGCGGCTCGGTGTCAACCTCAGTGAGCGCGCCGCCCAGTCCAAGAGTTGTGTAGTGCCGTATTGTGTTCTTGTCATAGACTTCGATTGCGTAAGTGTTATCGGAATCGTCAATGGCGTTGAGCTTATACCAACGCACGAAGTAAAGAAGCTCGCAATCAAGAGTATTGTCAAAAATCGCAAAGCAATTAAGCGGGTTTATTTGACTGTAACGGACTTGGGAATACTTGTCTATCCATTGGAGTTCATAAGCCACACCATAGATAAGTGCATTGGTTATCATTGACATATCCTGCGCGGCACTGTCGTTATAATTGAGAGTGTCTTGTATGTCGGTTATATCTTCGTTACTGGAATAGCTTACGGGCTTGCCGCAAATGTAGCCGCCGTAGGTATCTGTTATTATTTTGCAGTAATTGGTAATTATATGGTTACATTCCTTTGAAGCGTCACTATACGACTTATTAAGAATAGCGTGCTTGCCGCGATAGTAGTTCTCCCAAAGTTGAAGCTTCGGGCGCTCCGTAGTCATGAACCTATTAAGGATTTTTTGTAAGAGTTCCTTTGTGAGTTCAGTATTCTTACTTAAAGTAAACATTTATCTTTTTGCCTCCTCGAAGTAAATTCCCACAAGCTGCGATGGCACATAATACAGTATAGTGCCTTGGCCGTTGTTGTCGTCTCTTGTGCATCTGTAAATTTTGCCGCCGTCAAGATAATACTTGTCTTTATAATATCTCATGCCTGCCGCCGCTGTGATGGGATTGTTTATCGTGCCGTCCTCGCCAACTGTGATGGGCTCCCAATGCGCGGGAGTCACGCTCGGCCGCCATGTGGGATTAGCGGATATAGCGTTGTAGCAACGGTAGAGTTTCCCGTCATCGCGCACCTTGGCGCCAACAGAATAGTCTTTTTCTCCACTCCAAAGTGGATAAAGCTCTGCATACTTTAAAGATTCTGCGTCCGTAGTAATCTTCGTCAATACGCCGTCTATCTTGTTGCGAAAAGCTTTTGCTTCTGCTCTCGTCATGCGCCCGCACCTCCTGTGATTATTTCAAGTGCTTCGGAGTCGGAAATCGAGTCATTGTCGGACTGCTGCTGCTCTGTCCATACTTGGATTATTTCGGTTTCTGTCTCCGTCCATGAACTGAGATAGCTTTTTCCATCAGAAGGGCTATCTGTTAGGATTATTGGCTTATAGCCATTAGCAAGATATATAGCAGCATTATTTGTGAAGATATAGGATTCTTCGGTTTTTAAAGGGTTTGGCGCTCCTCTGAGCTCGCCGTCTATAAGTTTTCCGTATATCATTTAATCACCCC